AAAGGATATGGTGCTCGGCGGGCTAGGGGTAGCCCGCCGAGCTGTCCCCGCAGTCGGATCCTCATGAGGAAACCCCGACCCGACGCGAAGCTCCTGAACCTGCCGGACGCCCTGCAGGAGGAGCTCTACCAATTTCTGCGCCGCACGACGCTGGAGAAAGCGGCCGCATGGCTCGAAGACACACATCAGATCGAGACCTCGACCGGAGCCCTCTCGAAGTTCTTCTCCTGGTATCCGCGCCAGGCCTGGATCAAGAGCTCGGTGACGTTCGCGGACCAGCTCGCCGCGCAGATCTCGAAATTGCCGGAGCTTCAAGGGAAGGCCGCGGAAGTGACGGCGATCGCGCAGGCCGCCTTCGAACTTCAGGCTGCTCAGGACCGGGATCCGAAACTGCACCTGGCGCTCGCCAAGGCCCGGACCAAGACCGCCGAATTGGCCCTGAAGCGTGAGCATCAGGAATTCCTGGTGCGCCAGTATGAAGAGAAGATCGCCAGGGCGCGCTTGGCCCTGGAAAAGGCGCAATCGAAGGGCGGGCTCAGCGCCGAGACCCGCGAACTCATCGAGCAGCAGTTGAAACTCCTGTGACCGCCCTCGCTCCAGTCAAGGCGAAGATCAAGGCGCTCGGAGCGGCCTTCTTCCTCAGCTATCAGGCGAAGTGGATCAAGGACGATTCCCGCCTGAAGCTCATGGAGAAGAGCCGCCAGATCGGCATCTCCTGGAGCACCGCCTACCGCTTGGTCCGCACCAAGGCGGTCGATGGGGCGAAGAACGATGCCTGGATCAGCTCGCGCGACGACCTGCAGGCCCGACTCTTCAAGGAGGATTGCAACAATTTCGCCACGATCCTGAATGCGGCCGCGCAGGATCTCGGCCAGATCGTGATCGACCAGGAGCGCGCGATCTCGGCCTATGTGCTCCAGTTCGCGAGCGGAGTGCGGATTCACTCCATGTCGAGCAATCCCGACGCCCAGGCCGGCAAGCGCGGCGACCGCGTGCTCGATGAATTCGCGCTGCATCCGGATCCCCGCAAACTCTATTCGATCGCCTATCCCGGCATCACCTGGGGCGGTTCGCTGGAGATCGTCTCGACGCACCGCGGTTCGGCCAACTTCTTCAACGCCCTGGTCCAGGAGATCCGCCATAAGGGAAACCCGAAGGGCTTCTCGCTGCACCGCGTGACGCTCCAGGACGCGCTCGATGCGGGCTTCCTCGCGAAGCTCCAGACGAAGCTGCCCAAGGACGATGCCCGCCAGGACATGGATGAGGCGGCCTATTTCGATTTCATCAAGGCCGGCTGCCCGGACAAGGAAACCTTCCAGCAGGAGTACATGTGCGATCCGGCCGATGACGCCGGGGCCTTCATCACCTACGAGATGATCGACGCCTGCAAATACAAGCCGGGCGAGGAATGGGAATGGAGCCTGGCGCAGCTGCAGGCCTGCACGGATCCGCTCTACATGGGGGTTGACGTCGGCCGGAAGAATGACCGGGCCGTCTTCTGGATCGACCAGCTGGTGGCCGGAGTGGCCTTCACCCGCAAGATGATCGTCCTCCAGAACCGCACCTTCTCCGCCATGGAGGCAGAGCTTTACCCGCTTCTCGCGCTGCCGGCGCTCCGGCGGGCCTGCTTCGACAACACCGGTCTCGGGATGCAGTTCGCCGAGCGCGCCCAGGAACGCTTCGGCAAATACAAGGTCGAGGCCGTCACCTTCACCGCACCGGTCAAGGAGGATCTGGCCTATCCCGTCCGCGCCAGCCTGGAGGACCGGTCCTGCCGCCTGCCCGATGATCCCTTCGTCGTCTCGGACTTCCGCGCGATCCGCAAGGAGACCACCGCCGCGGGCAATATCCGATTCACCGCCGAGGCCAACGAGACCGGCCACGCCGACCGTTTCTGGGCCAAGGCGCTTGCCCGGCACGCGGCCAAGGCATCCGGGGTTCCCGTTTCCTGCACCATCATCTGACCATGGCCCCATTTTTTACAATCAGCCATTTGCCCGCCAAGGCCTCTAAAACGCCCTGGGGGGTATCAGAGTGGCCATTTTGTTTCTGCAACGCGCAGGAAAGGAATACACGAGCTTTGCAATGGCACTGTGAGGCACCTGTTTTCGGGATCGGTCGGCCAAAGGAGGGCTTTTTCGCATGAGCCGCTTCGGAACCCGCCTTTCGGCCGCCTGGTCGGCCATTACCCGCAGCGACCTGGTGCTCGTGGCCAAGTCCGCCTTTACCCAGGCTTTTCTGACCGGCCGGGATGTGACCGGCCTGGATTTCAGCCAGGGGAAACTGATCAAGCCCTATGAGCAGTCCGCCTGGATCAACCGGGCCATCCAGCTGAAGGTCGACGAGATCCTGCGCGTGCCGCTGAAATTCTACGACGGCGATGTGGAATTCACCGATCCGGCCTTCGCGGCCTGGTGGCAAAGTCCCTTCCTGACGGCCTCCGGCCGGGCCATGTCACTCATCGAGGTCCGCAAGGAGCTCGCCTCCTGGCCGGACCTGGGCGGGGAGTTCTTCATCATCCTGGGCGATGACTGGCTGAACCCCTTCGCGGCCCGCAGTTGGGGCGCTCTCTCGCGGCCGATCATCGCCCGACCGGACAAGATGCGCCATGTGGTTCAGCAGGGAAAGATCATCGGCTGGGTCTTCACTGACGCCGGCGCCCAGCAGCATTCGCTCCTTCCCGAGCAGGTGATCCATGCGCCGCTCTGGAACCCTTATGACGACTTCCGGGGCCTGGCCACGGTGAAGGTTGTCATGAACGCGGCAGAGGCCGACTACCTGGCCGGGCTCTATATCCGCAATCTGATGCGCAACAATGGCGACCAGGGCGTCTACGTGATCGCCAAATCGGGCGTCATCGACGACGTGCAGCGCGAGCAGATCATCGCCTCGTTGCGGGAAAAGCGCATGCGCGCCCTGCGCGGGGATTTCTCAGCGGCATTCCTCACGGGCGACATCTCGGTCGAGGATCCGAAGGCCCAGGCGCCCGACGGCGCGCTCAGCGCCGGCCGGGTCCTGAGCCAGCAGGAGGTTTTCCTTGGGCTTGGCGTTCCGCCCTCGATGGCGACTGTGAAGGCGAGCTATTCAATCGGAGCCGACAGCGACCGATTCACGCTCATCACCGGCACCTCGATGCCTCTCTCCCACCGGGTGGATGCCGCCCTCGCGATCATCGCCGGGATCCAGCTGGGCCGCGTGCGCCTCGTGAATGGCCAATGGACGCCGACCGGAAAACCGATTGTCGCCGAGAGCGACTGGGACGATCACCCGGTCATCCAGCAGGTCCGCCGGGAGCGCATCGATAGCGCGATCAAGCTCTGGGGAACCGGGATGTCGATGAAGGTCGCGAACGAATATCTCGACCTCGGCATGCAGGCCTTCCCCGGTTGGGACCGCGGCTATCTTCCCTTCTCCGTCGCGGCGGTTTCCGCCGACGGTGAGGTCGCACCCGCATCCCCCGCTCAGGAACTCGACGATCCGGCGGAGTCGCCGGAATTCTCGGAGACCGATGAGGACGATTCGGTCAAGGCGCTCCGGCTCCTGGTGCTCGGGCGCCGGCGGATGGAAGAGCGGGCACGAAGCCAGGAAACCGCTCGCGTCGATGCGGAATTCGCGATGTTCGCCTGCAGTTGCCACGATTGCGCAGAGGTCTCGCAGCGCGCCAATCGCTCGCCGGCCGAACTCGCCCACTGGCGCACGCTCATCGCCAAGCGGCGTACCACGGTGAAGAGTTTCCAGAGCGCGATCGGCCGGGTCCTCATGCAGGCCCGGATCGAGACCCTGCGAAAGATCGAGACCTGGCACAAGGATGCCAAAAGCATCGAGACAAAAGCCGGCGCCGCGGAGCATCTCCTCTTCGATCTCTCCAAGTTCTCGGAGAAGCTTCTCGATGCGATCGAGGGCCAGGAGAAATCCGGCCTGCAGGTCGCCGGGGCCCAGCTCCTCGGTGAACTCGGCCGCGACGACGTTTTCAAGATGCCGCCCGCCCAGGTGCTCGAATATCTCCAGGGCAGGCAGAACAAGCTGAGCAATGTCCCGCAGGAGATGTTCGACCGGCTGAAGGCCTCGCTGGAGGAGGGCCTGAAGGCGGGCGACACCCAGGATCAGCTCTCCGGCCGGGTGAAGAAACTTTTCAACGACATCAACGATGGCCAGGCCCGGACGATTTCCTTGACCGAAACGGGCGCCTGCTACGGAGCCGGCCGGCATGCGGCGATGAAGCAGGCCGGCGTTCAATTCAAGGCCTGGCTCACGAGCGGCCTGCCGAACATCCGCCCCGCCCACCTGCAGGCCGGGCTCGACTATCCGTCCGACCGGGGGATCCCGATCGACGAGCCCTTCATTGTCGACGGGGAGGAACTCGATCATCCCGGAGACGAAGAGGGATCCGCGGGCAATGTCATCAACTGCCACTGCATCTCGATCGCGGTCGCGGCACCCCAGGAAGAGAAGCGGCGGCCGGAGCCCAGGCGCGAGAGGCGGGCGAAGGAAACTTCCCCCATCACCGTCAATGTCGCTGCTCCGGTCATCAATTTCGTTCCGCCCGCGGTGACGATTCCTCCTGAGTCGGTGAAGCTCGACATCACCCTCAATCAGCCGCCCTCCGCTCCGCGCGAGGTCCGGCATATCCGCGACGAACTGGGCCGCATCTCAAAGTCCGTGGCGGAGGAAATTTCCCCGCCCGCCAAACCCTGATTTCCCATGACCGTTCACACAGCCATTGCCGCGCGCAACGCCGCCCTGAATGCCATTGCCGCGCTCCTCAATTCCGGAAAGCTGGCAATCTATACGGGCGCCATGCCGGCAACGCCGGAAACTGCGGCAAGCGGAACGCTCCTTGTCACTCTCACCCTGAATGCCACGGCTTTTGCCGCGGCCTCGGCGGGCGCGGCGGCCGCAAATGCGATCACTGGCGCCACCGCCGTCGCGACCGGAACGGCTGGATATTACCGGCTCTTTCAATCCGACGGAACCACGGCCGTCCAGGATGGCGATGTCGCCACCTCCGGAGCGGCGCTCAATGGCGGCACGACCTCGATCGTCTCCGGGGCGAATATCACCTGTTCCGCTTTCACGCTCACCCTCCCGCAACCCTGATGTCCGCCTCCGGCACAGCCACCTTGAATTTCGGCAGCTTTCCCGGCGCCTCCGATGCCTCGCTGGCCATCACCGGCCAGGCGGGGATCCTCGCGGGCTCACTTGTCGAAGCGTGGCTTTTCCCCGCGGCGACCGCCGATCACAGCGCCGACGAGCATCTCGCCGAATCGATCGAGATCATGGTCGGAGCAATCGTTCCGGGCACCGGGTTCACCATTTTCGGCTTCAACTTCAACCCCCTCTCGGATCCCAAAGGCCTGGCGACTCTGCTCTATGGACAATGGTCCGTCGCCTGGGTCTGGAACTGATCCAACACTCCCATGGCAATCCAAGTTCAGGGCAATAGTGGAACGGTCGCGGAAGTCGAAGCCGGCACACGCGCAGTGCGGATGACTCCGCGTCCTGTCGATATCGGAGCCCTCGGAGCCTATCGATTTTCCGTCGTCACCGGAACACTGGCCGCAGCCCTCGCCGCCGGCGCCGTAGTCTTCTCCGCCCGGTGGACCGATGCCACCCGGCTCGCCGTCATCACGCGCCTGAAGGGTCGCTTCATGCCGCTCACGCCGTTCACCGCGGCGACCTTGAGCGACCACACCTCGATTGACGCCTTCATCGGGCGCAGTTTCTCCGGATCCCATACCGGTGGCACCGCCCTCACCCTCACCGGCAATAGTTTCAAGATGCGCACCTCGATGGGGTCGACCCTCTTTGGCGACCTTCGCATCGCTACCACGGCCGCCCTGGGCGGCGGCACGGTGACGCTCGATCCGCATCCCTTCGCCGCGACTCTGCGCAAGGGCAATCGCGTCAATCCCGCCTCGGCCGCGGAGGAAGTGATCCAGCCGTCCGACGACGGTCTCAATGTCGAATTCACGGTTGGCGACGGAGCCTATCCGATCGTCCTGGCGGCGAACGAAGGAATCGTCCTTCGCAACCGCACCGTCTGGCCCGCGGCCGGCACGGGCATCCTCCTCGTCGAGATGAACTGGTCGGAAGTCGCGGCCTATTGATCGGAAATACTTATGGTCACCACAAACAACATCCTCACCAATCCCGCCACCAATGCCCTCCTGGCGGACACCGGGGCTCTGAACGGCAGCCAGACGAGCCTCACCGCGCTCATCAGCTCGGAAGTCGCTTGCATCGTTTTCTTTGAGTACATGAACGCCGCCAACACGGTGGCGCTCTACTCCCACGCCTTCATCATCGGCGCGAATACGAGCCAGCAGTTCGACCTGCCGGGTCTCAGCTACCTTGTTGGCGAACGCTTCCGCCTCCGCCTGAACGCTGGCGTCACCGGGCACGTCCAGGGCTCGCTCTTCTACTTCTAGCAATGTCGCTCCTCCTCGCATTGCTTGGCGGATCCACTCCGGTGAATTTCACCGGCGCGGCTTCGCTTGCCGCCGCCACGGCCGCGGGGAGTTTGAGCGAAGGCATGGCGTTGAGCGGAGCCGCGACGCTGTCCCCGATCCAGGCGGCAGGCACAGCTTCCGAGACGATCAACGCCATCGGCGCAGCGTCGCTTTCCCCGGTCCAGGCCGCGGGCACGGCTTCCGAAACCATCAATGCCATCGGAGCGGCCTCGCTCTCCCCGTTTCAGGCATCGGGCGCCGCGGGGGAAACCGTCACCACGACCGGCAATCCTTCCCTGGCTCCTCTCCAGGCCTCGGGGACCCTCGGGGGCTCAACCGACCTTGTCGGCGTTCCTAACTTGGCTGCGCTCTCCGCCTCCGGATCCGCCAGTGAGACGATCTCTTCCACCGGAGTCCCGCAGCTCGCCGCCCTTTCCTCTTCGGGCAGCATCACCGAGACCTTCGACCTGGCCGGCGGGGCGACGCTCTCGCCCTTCACCGCTTCCGGAAATCTGAACCAGGGGACGCCGGGCGATTTCTCCGGATCGGCTACACTGGAACCCTTCGGAGCCTCCGGGTATTTCGACCAGACGGTCGAGAGGATCTACGCCGGAAAATGGATCCCGCTTTTCCGGGATGCCGGGAAGCCCGTCACCTTTACCGGTTCTTCGGGCCTGGCTCCCATCGGGGCCGCGGGATTCCTCGGATCCCAAATCGATCTCCAGGCCCGCGCGGCCGTCGCCCAGGTCATCGCCGAGGCGCAGCTCATCAACCTATCCGACGAGGAGGAACTCGCCGCTCTCGCTCTCGATCTACTCTCATGAATACGCCAAGCTATTCCGCTCTCCTCAAGGCTGCCGGCCTCACCGCACCGAAGCGCCGCGAGCTCGTTGTCACGCCCAGGATCCTCGATGAGGCGAAGGGAATCGTGCGCTATACCGCCAGCGACGAGACGCTCGACTGCTACAATGAGATCGTCCGCGCGGCCGGCTGGCAGTTCACCTTCTTCTCGAAAAACGCCCCCTTCGTCGACAGCCACGACTACTCGACCATCAAGAACCTGCTGGGCCAGGTGGTCGACTTCCGCGTGAACGGCAACGCCCTGGAGGAGGACGTGGCTTATTCCCGCGAACCGGGCACGCTCGCCGAGTGGGCCTTCAAGATGGTGCGCGACGGGTTCCTCCGCGCCGTCTCGGTGGGATTCATTCCGCTCTCCACCGCTTCGCGCTACGACCGCGACCGCACCTCCTTCCAGGAGCAGATCGACGAACTGGGCCTCGATGCCCAGAGCGCGGCGAAACTCTCCTGCGTCTATCTGCGCCAGGAGCAGCTCGAACTCTCGCAATGTGTCCTCGGAGCCAATCCCAACGCCCTGGCCAAGGCCTACAAGGGCGGGACCCTCTCCGAAGAGGACATCGACAAACTTTCCGTCCTGATCGCGAACACGAAAAACGCAGCTCCGGCCGCAGTCTCCGCGGACGCCGGCGCCGCCTCCCCGCGGACGAAGCTCGCAATCCTGGCGGCGATTCAAACTCAGCTCTGATTCAACGTGAAAAAGTTACTCTTCATTCTTCAATATATCGCGGCCATCACTCTGGTGGCCGCCCACAACTGCCTCCGGCTTTCGGGCTTCGGGCAGTTCTCGGTCCCCCTCTATCTCTGCGTCGTCGCGGAGGAGGAATCGGTCGACAAGCAGATCCTGAAATCACTCGGCGGTCTCAACGAGCGGCTGAAGCAGCTCGATGAGATGCAGAAATCCGTGACGAAGAACGCCGCGGATTACGAGATCGTGACCAAGATCACGGCCGAGGTGAAGCTGGAGCTCGACAATTTTCGGCGCCAGCAGCTCTCGATCAAGTCAGGCTCGCGGATCAGCCCCTCCGGCCAGGTGTCGGAGGAATGCGCGCGCTTTCTGGGCGGCCTGGTTCTGGCCGCGGGAATCAACCAGGGGAAATTCTCCGGTCGACAGCTCGAATTCGCCGAGTCCGAGATGAAGAACATCCTCGGCGTCCATCAGAAGGCCGCGCTGACCAGCACGGACATCCCGCTGCCGACCCTCTATGCGGGCGATATCGTGGAACTGGTCTACACCTACGGCTTCGCCCGGAAGTTCGGCACGGTCTATCCCTTGGGCGCGCTCACGGTGAAGCTCCCGAAGCTGACCACCGATCCGGTCTTCGGCTTGATCGCGGCCTCCGGTACGGTGACTGAAAAGTCCCCGCAGGTCGGCTTCGTCACCTTCACCGCGGAAAAGTTTGGCGGCCTGGTCCGGCTGCCCAGCGAAATCGAGGAAGATTCGGTCGTGGCCATGGGCCAATTCCTCGCCCGCTACTGCGCCCGCAATATCGCGGCAATCGAAGACTGGCAGTTCTTCTGCTCGACGGGCGGCGCTTCCGGCCAGAACGGCACCGCGAAGGGTCTCCTCATCAGCTGCAATGCCGCGAACGATAACGTGCAATATATCTGCGGCGGCTCGACCAGCTCCGGGAAGACGGCGATCAGTGGCGCCGTGTTGGGGGACTATCGCTCGCTCCGCGCCCAGGTCTCCGGCGCCGTGCTCGGCAACGCCAAGTATTACATGCACCCGACCTTTGAACAGGCTCTGGTGGCATTCAACACCTCGGCAACCGTGACGCCCTACATCCGCGGGACGAAGGACACTCCCGCCACCCTCGATGGCTTCCCGATCATCTGGGAACCCTCGATGCCGGTCTACACGTCGACGCCCTCGGCGACGACCGGGTATGTGCTCTTCGGTGATGTGTCCTACGAATACCTGGGCGTGCGCTCGGGCGTTCGCTTCGACACCAGCCGCGAAGCCGCCTTCACCACCGACGAAATTCTCGTCCGGTGCCTGGAGCGCCTGACGGTTGGTAAGATGGCGGCGGCCGCCATCGCCGTCCTGGTCACCTCCACGACCTGAACCTGGAGAGTTCTCTTCGAGCTGCCCGGACTCTCCGGGCGGCTCTTTAGAGCCCTCAGCCAATGCCTTCTCCTCTGCCAAGCCAACCAAGTCCAATCCGCCGGCCAATCGTGCGCCCGCGGCCGGTGCCTCCACTCCCAATCGTCACGCGCTAACCCATGAACGCCGGTTTCTCCAATCTCGCGACGCTGAAGGCCTGGCTCTTGCCGCCAGCCCTCGTGGCCGCGACCGATTACGACGCGCAGATTCTCGCGATCGGCCGCGGGGCGGCCGCGCAATTGGAGGGTCACTGCAACCGCAAATTCCCGCGCGTGGTCGGCGATCTCTACGAAACCACGGCCGACCGCTTGGTCGTCATCCTTCCGCGCTATCCCGTGGAAGTGATCAGCAAGGTCGAGATCCGCAATACGATCGCCGAGGGCTGGATCGACCAGGGCAATCCCGACCAGCTCCTCTTCAACCGCCGCGACCAGGCGGGCATCCTCGACATTGGCGGCTGGCTGGGCGGCCGCTACCAGCGGCTCCGATTCACCTTCACCGGCGGATTTTTCTTCGAGCAGCTGGAGCCGGCCGACACCGGCTATCCGACGGCTCAGCCGTCGGGAAGCGCGGCGCTGCCCGATGACCTTGCTCTCGCCTGGAAGCTACAATGCGAGCACATCTGGACCCAACGCGACAAGCTGGGTCTCTCGATTGCCGAGCACCCGAAGACGCTCCATGGCGTCGTTCCCAATCTCGCCTCGATCCAGATCCTTCCGCAGGCGGCCAACCTCGTGCGCGAATTGGTGCGCTACTCGATGGTATGATGAGGATCGAGATCACCTCCAATGCCCAGATGGCCCTGGCCCAGCTCCGGGTGATTCCCGAGGCGATGCTGAAGGCGATCGCGGCCGCGCTCGACCGGGAGAATGAGCTCACCGTCGGACATATCCAGGCGCAGCACCTAACGGGGCATGGGCCTTTCCCGGTGGAAGAGCACAAGCTGGGAGTGGTGACGAATCGGCTCCGGTCCTCCGTCCGCCCTGAACTCGCGACGATTCAGGAGGGCGACATCAAAAGCGCCATCGGCAGCAATGTCATTTACGCCGGCGTCCACGAGGGGGGGATCGACAAGATGGTCGGCGTGCGCGCTTTCACCCGGCACGATTCGCGCGGGGATGTTTTCGCCCAGGGCGCCTCCGCGCGCTTCAGTTGGCGCGATGGCAAGATCACCCGCGTGCGGAAAGCGCAGGCCTCCGCCAGCGGGATCTCGAACGTGCGCGCCTTCCAGCGCCACATGCGCATGCCGGCCCGAGCGCCCATTGCCACCGGCATGGTGGAACGCGCCGAGAACTACAGCGCGGCGATCAGCGCGGCGATTCTATCCACCTGGGAGGGTCGGGCCGACTCATGAGCTCTGATCCCCTGAGAATCCTGCAGGAGGACTGCTACGCCCGGCTCCTGGTCGAACCGGGCCTGGCCACGATCGCCATCCTGCTCCAGCGAAAGGCCGTCACGACCGAGGAAGTGAAGCGGCTTCTCTCGGTGGTCAACGCGCGGGGCGGCAAGGCTGGCGCCTGCATCATTGTCGAGATGCCAACGATTGCGGTTCCCGAGCCGAATGTTCCCGGTCCGCGCGGGTTGATCACCCAGGCTTTCACCGTCTTCGAGCATCCCACGCTCAATGCCACCTCGGTCGGCACCGGGATGAACGCGGAGGCCATCGCGATCGCCGTCCTGCAGCTCTTTCATCACTTCGTGGATTTCGGGGTGACAGGAGCCTTTGTCGCCTCCGGCCCGGCGATCATGCCGGACCTTTCGCTCGATGGCCTGGTCGGCTACCAGGTGCTCCTCCAGACCGCTCTTGGGCTGCAGAAGGTCGCCAAGGTCGCGACGCCCGTCGTCACCCCGTCGAGTGGCAGCCATAACCAGCAGCTCACGCTCACCTGCGCGACCGCCGGCGCCGCCATCTGGTACACGGTCGACGGTTCCTATCCCGCCTCCAATGCGCCGGGCGCCACGCGCTACACCGCGCCATTTTCTCCCGCAGCCGCCTGCACCCTGCGCTTCGCCGCGGAATTCTCCGGACTCCAGCAAAGCGACATCTACCAGGCAACTTTCACCTGAACATTTATGAGCACCAAAGTAGCACTTATCATCGGCGGTCCCGCCCTGGTTACCTATCGCGGCCAGACCTTCTATTCCCAGGGCGACATCACCCTCGATCCCTCGATCGAGACCTTCCCGATCATGGTCGACCGCTACCAGCAGGTCGACGAGCGCGTGAAGAACCAGCCAATCAAGCTGAGCTTCACGCCCGCGGGCGAATGGGAGGCGCTCAATGTGCTTTTCCCCTATGCCTCAACCGTCCTGGGCGATCTGATCACACCGGTGCGCACCTTCGGGACCGTGGTGCCCGCCACCAATCTGATCACGATCACCGGCCACGGGCTGACCTCGGGCGATGCCATTCGCTGCAGCTCCACGACGACCCTTCCGGCGCCCCTCAGTCCGGCCACTCTCTACTATGCGAAGGCGGTCGACCCGAACACGATCAGCCTGCATCCGACCTACGGGGATGCGATCGCCGGCACGAACATCATCGACATCACCGATGTGGGCACCGGCACGCACAAGCTCGTCGTCAACAATCCCCTGGTGATCCAGACCTTCGCCGGTCAGCAATATACTTTCCCGAATGCCGCGGTGGTATCGATGCCGCCGATCACGGTGAGCGCCGTCCAAACGCTTCTTGGCCAGGTAACCTTCGAATGCTTCCTCGCGGAGGGCGCGAACTGGTCGGATGCAAATCCCTTCTATACGCTGGCAGCGGTCGCTGCTCCGAATGACACGAGCTTCAATCCGACCAACGTGCTCACCCAGCCGGCGACGATGGGCTGGGGCGTCACTCCTCCCTGGAGCAGTTTCTCCACGAAATCGGGAGTTCGCGTCGAATTCCCACTGCAGCTTGAAGCGGTGGAGACGGACATGGATGGCGTCCTCACCCGGCGGCTTTCCGGCATCACGGTGACTGCGCGAGCGGTTCCCATGGGGCTGAGCGAATCCGACATCATGACGAAATTGCTCCTGCAGGGCGCCGGCGCTGCCCGCGGCCGCAGCCTCTCCGGCGCAAACCTCGAAATATCCGCCACCGGTTTCTGGGTGAGGCTCTATGGCGCGGCGCTGCGCGGCGGCCCGCAGCTCTTCGGCACGAAGAGCGACCGGATCGGAGAACTGACCTGGGTCGCCACGCGCACCTTCGCCACCGGCGTGCCCAACCCGCTCTTCTTCGTCGGCACGGCCAATCCGGGTTGATCGCCTTGTTGAATCGCCGCTGCAGCGCCCATGCATGAAGATTTCATTCGGCACCCTTTGGCTGGCCAGCGGAGGCACGGAAGGCGCCCAGGGCCTCACTCTGAACGGCCAGCAATGCAACGATGAGGCCCAGTTCTTCCGCGCGCTGGCGAGCACCTTCTATGGCCGGGGAAACCGTTCCGCCTCGGTGGGCTTCACGGTCAATCGGCAGCTCGCCTCGATCCATGCCTCCGAGCGGTTCCTGCTCACTCATTTCTGGGATCTTCCGCTCCAGGACAATCTGCGCCTCTATTGCGGTCCCGACAGCGACCAGGAAGTCATCCTCTTCACCGGGGCGGTCATTGACCAGATCCAGCCGGGTCCCACCTCCGGCATCAGCCTGCCGATCCGGTACGGTTTCAAGGTCTCCTCACCGCAGACCGAAGTTTCTCCCCCCACGCTCCTCGAACCCACTTCCGACATGATCAAACGCGGCGTCGCGGCCATTTCTTCCGGAGCCGATCACGTCGACGTGGTCTTCTCCGTCGCCTTTGCGACCACGCCAATTGTGGTGGCCTCAATCCAGCGGCCGGCCGGAGGAGACGCGCTTTGGCCGATCATCCGCGATTCCTCGGTCACCGTCAGCGGTTTCACTGCCGACCTCTCCGCGCCCACTTCGGCTGCGACTTACAAACTCTCCTGGATCGCCTGCGGCTAGGCATTCTTCCCATGAAAACATTCCGCCTGATTGCCCTTATTTGCCTTTGTCCTCTTCTGCGAGCGGCGACTCCGCTCGTCGACGCGCAGCTCTCCGGCGCCAACAACCAGGTCAAGTCCGGAGCGACCTTGACGATCAAGAGTGGTTCGACCGTGTTCGCAGAGGCCGGAGCCACCGTGCCCTGGGGCTCAGGTTCGATGGTAAATCCCATGACGGCTTCCGGTGATTTGATCGTCGGTGGCACGGCGGGAGCTCCGACGCGGCTTCCAAAGGGCACCGATGGCTGGGTGCTGAGCCTCGTTTCGGGAGTACCCGCCTGGGTGGTCGCTCCCGGCGCCTCCTTGACCGGAATGCTGAAGGGCACCGGGAGCGCGTTTGCCGTCGCGACGGGGGGAACGGATTTCGTCGCTCCGGGAGCGTTCACTGCGAGTGGCCTTACCTTGACTTCGGGAAAAATCCTCGGGCGCACTTCCGCCTCCACCGGAGCCGCGGAGGAAATCGCGATCGGCAGCGGTCTCTCCATGAGCGGCGGCGTCCTGACTGCGACTGGATCAGTCAGCGGATCCAACCCGACAGCCTCGATCAGCACGAATGCTGCCGTCAACGGATCAGCAGGAACCTTCATGCGCAGCGATTCGGCGCCAGGGATCGCAACCTCAGCAAACCTCCAATTCGGCCGACTGGGCCTCGGCGTCGGCCCCGATGGCAGCAATCCCCTCACGATACTCGGCACCGCGACGGCCTCCATGTGGCAGGTCGGAGCCACCCAGCAGGGCACGGGAGCCACTGGGGCTGCTTTCACGGGCGCAGGCCTCGATAACTCGACTTCCAGCGTGATCATGTATCACGCCGGCAACGCCATCGACGGCACTCTTTTCATCGGCGCGAAATGCCGGGGAACGCCCGCCTCTCCGTCCGCGACCCAGACCGGGGACAACCTCAACTTGATCTGCGGCGGAGGCTACGGAACCCTCTGGAACCTGACCTCTGGCACGATCGGCTTCTATGCGTCCGAGGCCTGGTCATCCGGCCACAACGGCACGAATTTCAAGATTGGGCTCACTCCCAATGCGAGCACGACCTGCAGCTATGTAATGCAGATGGACAATTCCGCGGTATCGTTTTCCGTCCAGTTGATCGGGAAAGGCACTGCGACGAATGATGCGCCCTCCGCCGGCTATATCGGCGAAGTGATCTCCTCCACGATCGCGACCGGTTCCTCCGTCACGCTGACGAGCATCACCGGAGCGAATGTGACTTCGATTTCGCTCACCGCGGGCGACTGGGATGTCTATGGCACGGTCGCCTTCACGGTCGGTTCAACCACGACCGTCGGTTATCTGGCCGGCGGAATCAACACGGCAAGCGCGACCCTTCCCACCACTGGCACCGGTGCCTTCGTGATTCCAGGAGCCGGCACGAACGCGACGGTCGACATCACGCTCGATCCGCAGGCCTCCACGCCCTATTCGCAGATCTCAATCGCGGGCACCACGACGGTTTATCTCGTCGCCCAGGCGAAATTCGGGACCTCAACCTGCAAGGCCTACGGCCGCATCTACGCCCGGCGGGCTCGTTGATTATCGCTCCTCCCCGTCATGCCCGATCTCCGGTACCAGATCAATGTCGAGGGCGGCCAGGAGGCGACCGGCGAGATCGCCAGGGTTGCAGAAGCAGTCAGCAAAGCTCACGGCAGCGAGGTCAATTTTCTTGGCTCGATCGGTGAGGCCGCCCGCGCCCAGGCGGCGGCCGCGGAGGGAGCGACGAAGAAACTCCAGGAGGCCGGCCGCGCCGCCCATGAGGCGAACATGGTCTTCTCCGGATTGGAGCGCGGAGGAGTTGGCGGAGCGACCGAGGCATTCCGCGGCCTTATTGGACTTTTGCGCGGCCCCTTTGCCGCGACCATGGGCACCGTCGGAGCGGTCATCGGGCCGGTCTTTGCCCTCTGGGGGCTCGGCATGGCGGAGATGAGCCGACGAACCAAGGAGTCCGAGCGGGAAATGGCCGAGATGTGGACCGATGCTCGGGAGCGTGCCGACCGCTACAAGAAGGCGATCGAGCAGATCGGCGAGGCCGCGAAGAAGATGACCGCCGACATGTTGGCCGACGTTCAGGCGATCAACGCTGGGATGGCCTATATGGAAAAAGCGCGAGCGGGCGCGCAGGCGCATGCCCAGGCCGTTGGGTCCGCCAAAAAAGACCGCTCCATGGCGGAACTGGATCTTTCAAAGGAGCAAGAGCTCGCGAAGGCGAAGAGCCCGGAGGAGCGCGCCGCGATTGAGGCGAAGTATGGCGAGAAAAGAAACCAGATCGAGAACGAGGCTTCGGCAAACGACCTGTTGAATGAAAAACTCGGCGCCCAGAATTCACTTCGGCTCTATATGAGCAAGCAATTCGAGGCCACTGAGTCGATCCGCTCCGCCGATGTTCAGGCCGGGCAGGCCAAGAGCGAGTTCGAGGATCTTACCGCGAGAGCCGGGGAATCGCTGGCCCATGATGGCACCACGAAGGGCACGCTTGACCTGCAGGAAAAAGCCAGGGAAGCGAAGGCCAAATACGAAAAACTCGTCGAAGCCGCGGACAAGGTGCGGGCGGAAGCGGGGAAGATCGTGGATCATTGCGAGGACGAAATCGACAAGGCCAAGACCTCCCTGGAAACGATCCCGATCCGCGCCCAAACGCTCACTGCGAAGGAGCACCTGCAGACAATGGGCGGCTCGCGCTCCAGCCCACAGATCAGCGGTCTCCGCTCCCAGGGATCTTCGCTCGATAGCCAGATCGCCGGCATCCAATCCCAATTGGAAATCAGCCAGGCCGCCGGCGATAAGATCGGCAGCGCCTATAGTCCCGAAAGGTCAGAAAACGAGTCTCGGTTAACCGAGCAGCTTAACCAACTCGTCATGCAGCGGCAGCAAACCACGAATGCTCTCGGAGATTATCTGATGCGTTCCTCAGGGCAGGAACGGGACACGCAGAAGAAATTGAAGGAGCAGGACGATTCGATCCGCGACCTGGGGCTGGGAGGCTGAGGCATGTCTTCGATCTGGACGCTTACGGTTGATGGATCGACCCGGCCGCTGGCAGACTGGGGAATCGACGCGCTCACGCTCACGCGCCGCTCCTTCGACAAGGACGAACTCAACTTCACCGTGAAGGCGGCGGACTGTTTGGCCGCCTTGGCCTTCGCCTACGACACGGAAGTCACCCTGCAAATGGACAATTCCGTCCGCTTTCGAGGGAAGATCCGTTTCCGAAGCTCCGCTGGATCCGCTCGCACCGAGACGATCCAATTCAGTGCCTGGAACGCCTGGGATAATCTGGAGACGACCGTTTACGAGCAGCAGCGGGTCATCGTCGACCAGAATTTCCAGAATCCTTCTCCCCAACTCACCACCGACGTGGTCTTCTTCCGCAATCCCGCCTTCAACGACCCTCCCGGCTGGGTTCCCTGGACCAATGTCGACCAGATCAATGACCTGCTCAGTTTTGCGCTGAGCCAGGCTTCCGGACTTTCGTTTTCGGTTTCATGCGTCACTGTCCAGCCTCCCTGGGGCGAGGGCAGGGATGTCACGATCGCCTCCGCCCTTCGACGATGTGCCGCTTGGACTCCGGACATGGTCTCCTGGGTGACCTATAGCCTTTCCGGGCAAACGCTCCATATCTGCCGGCGGGCAGGAGCAGTCACCGCCTCCATCGATCTGACGGCAGCTTCGCAGGTGGAGGATTTCTCGATCAAGCGGCGCGACGACCTGATTCCCACTGGCGTGGTCTTTTTCATTCTCACGACAGAGACCAATCCTGCAGACCAAAAAACCTATATCCGCCGCACGATCTCCTCGATCGGCATGACCGATGGTCCGCGGGTCATCAAGGAGACGATCGACCTGACCAACCTGGAAAATGATGCGGGCGCGATCACCTCAGTGCCAATCGGAGGCGTCTACTTCCTGGCGGCCGACTATTATTGGGCGCTCAATTCCCCGACTTTGGACGGATCAATCCGCCTTCGGGCCGCGGACTGCCCTGGCACCTGGAATCCCGGCATGCGGCTCTCGTTCCTCAATGGCGGCCCGCTTTGTTCCGGCGCCGACGGCATGATTGCCGAAATCGTCGAATCTCCCTTCGAGGGCAAAACCGAGATCCGCTTC